GCCGCCCAAGCCCTGCTAAACCTGCTGGCGGAGATTGACCGCACATGCATATCCGCGCCATCTGACACTGACAAGGTGCTGGTGGCTCTTGACGTATCGTTGCTTGACCGGGCTTACCAGATAGCCCACAGAGAGAGACAGAGGGAGCGGGAAGATGATAACTGATCGTGAGTTGTTGGAGTTGGCGGCGCGGGCGGCTGGCTATGCTGTTGATTGGCGCGAATGGGTTCGGTCGCATGTGGCTGAATTTGCAACGGTAAAGCATGTGAAGTGTGCGGGATTCTGGCTTGATGGCGAAGAATGGAACCCACTCACAGACGACGGCGACGCGATGCGGCTGGCGGTGAAGTTGGGAATGCTTGTAGACGTTACCGCGTTTTCAGTGACAGCCATTGTCAACGGAACCATCAGCGCACAAGAAAAACACAACGGCGACCCATACGCAGCCACCCGACGCGCCATCGTCCGCGCTGCCGCTGCAATCGGGGAGGGGATGAAATGACCGCATGGCAACCAATCGAAACAATGCCAGAAGATAAGGCCGTTGATGTGTGGGTTAAAAGCAGAGATGACCCGTACTACTCAAGGCGCGCATGTCATGTGGCGCGAATAGCTGGCATCTGGTACGGAAAAGATATGCCAGTTGCAAGATACGGGGAATACGCATCACACTGGATGCCACTACCGCCACCGCCATCCGCCTAACAACAACCCGGCGCTAGGCCGGGTTTTTTATGCGCTGAATTAAAACGGCATTATCGGCGCATACGTCGGGCATTCATTAACCTGGTACAGATACTCTTCAGGTATCGGCCCATGTTGCCGGCACTGTCCTTCCCATAGCTCATCACAGTTGATGCATCGCGGCTTGTCGACTTCCTCACGCAGTTCTTTTATCTGCAACAGCTTGGCCTGATATTCTGTTCTGTTCATTGATATTCCCTCTTTTCGACCTTAAAGAACTTGCCTTCCCTTCTGTAAAAGATGCGCGAAGGCGGGGCGCATTTGTTTAATTCCTCTGCTACAAAATCAAGATTGCCATCTTCCATATGGCTGATAAGTGACCACCTTCGCGTCATCATGCTTGTCACAATACGTCTATGACGCTCACCCATCTGGCTATCACTCAATACATTAAAGTATTCATCCACATGGCTTGTCAGCCCGCCATAGTAGCGGACAAGTAGCATCTCGTTACCGCTGGCGCGGCTGATATGCTTTCTCCACTGCCAGCCTGATACGGTCATCTCCGTTGGCTTTATGCCCATTATGTCATCATCGCGAAGGTACGCGAGCTTTTCCTTTTCCTCCTTCTCCCACTGGTAGCCACAGGTCGGACACTTCATCGTGCCGGCGCTGACAATCTCGGCGCATTGTGGGCATGTCTTTGTAGGAGCCTCACCAGTTCCTTTCTTCACTTGCGATGGTGGCGCTACGGCCGTGATTGGGCCATGCATCGCCACGTTACCAGCGAAGTCCAGCACCATGCACTTGCTGGCGTGCTGCTTCAATCGCATACCTCGGCCGGCCATCTGCACATAAAGGCCCGGCGACATAGTGGGGCGCGCCATAACAAGGCAGTCGATGTTAGGCGCGTCAAAGCCAGTAGTCAGCACATCGCAATTAGTCAGTGCGCGAAGTGTGCCGGCCCTGAATTGCTCGATCAGATTCTTTCGCTTACCTGGCGGCGTGGCCCCTGTTATCACATCAGCCGATACGCCACGACGGTTTAGCTCATCTGCCATATGCTCGGCATGGCTTACGCCAGTGCAGAAGAAAAGCAGGGAGCGGCAATCACTGGCGCGCTGTAGTGTCTCCGTTACTATGCGCGCTGTTGTGTCGTCATTGTCTACCGCCTGCTCTAGCTGGCCGGCGATGAACTCACCGCCTCGCTTGCCGACAGATGAAACATCTATTTCTGTGCTGGTGTGCTTTGAGGACAGCGGCGCAAGGTAGCCAGCCGCTACCAGTTCTTCAATGGTGACCGGCTCGATCAGGTCATTGAATAGCACGTCGTCGCCTTCGTGTATCATGCCGTGACCCAGCCGATACGGAGTGGCGGTCAGTCCAACTACACGGATATGCGGATTGATGGCTTGCAGGTCTTTGATAAAGGCCCGGTACTGCCCCTGCTGTGAGTGGCTAACCATGTGGCACTCATCAATAAAGATCAGGTCAACATGGCCAAGAAGGCGCGCTTTCTTGTGTATGGACTGAATGCCGGCGAAGGTAATCGACTCATAAAGCACCTTCTGGCCAAGGCTGGCAGAGTAGATCCCCATCGGCGCATTCGGCCAGACTGACCGCATCTTCTCGGCGTTCTGTTCGATCAATTCCTTGACGTGCGTCAACATCAGGACGCGAGTCTCTGGCCATTGCTGCAAGGCGTTATGGATCAGGCTTGCAATGATAAGGCTCTTGCCGGCACCTGTCGGCAGTACAAGGCAAGGGTTACCGTTATCATTCGAGCCGAACCACTGATACAGCATATCAATGGCGCGCTGCTGATAATCGCGCAGCTTCATCCGTCAATTCTCCCGTCAAACATGATGCGGGCATCAAGAAAGTCAGAGTCTGCATTGGCACATCCTAACGGATTAGCGACTATTTCCTTACTGGTGAAAGCCGGAAACTCCCCATTTAGCACTTCTTTTCCGTCGATGGTGTAGATGAGGTGCGTTCCCTGTTCAGTCGGCTGAAACGGCCACGGCACAAGGTCGGGGTGAATGACGTGCGCCTCGCACCCGGCGCGCTGTGCATCGAGTGTCGGTATCTCGCCAAACCTGGCACAATGGGCGGTGCCGTCACGGTTAGCTGTGAAGTTCGCGCAGGTGCGGCAGTTAATATCCGGCAGTCGCTTGTTGCCGTGACACAGGTCAGCGGCGGAACAATACTTGCACTGGTACCAGGTCGGGTCGGCGCTGATAGGTTCCGGCATTCTGTCGCTGGCTATAATACGCTGTGCGCGCTCGGCCAGCCTGTCGGCTTCGTCCTTGTCGAGCCGGACGCGCTCGGTATAGATGCGGTCGTCGTCCTTGCAGACGGCGAAGTACAGGGCGCGGTCAATGTTTAGGCGCGCCATGTAGGTCTGCATTTGTGCATAGTGCATCGGCTTCGATTTCTGCACGCCGTCCTTTTCAAGTTCATTGAACGACTTGAGAGAGTGTGTCTTGATTTCCAGCACGTGCGGCTTGTGGGCCGCACCTGGCACACCAGACAGCACGATGCCGTCAATAGAGCCGGCGAAATGGCCGTCACAGAAACCATGCTGCCGGCCAGATGCGTCACGGTCGGATACCTCGCACCCGGCGGCGCGCAGATCAGCGACTACTCCGGCTTCCTCATCCTGACCGCGACGGAACAGGCGCAAGATGCGGCCTTGGAACTGCTCAGGGCAGGCCCATCGAAAGGACAGCCACAGGTAGCGGTCACAGTGATGGCCGATGACAGATGCGCCTAGATGACCGCGAGACGGCTCGCTGGCAGATTCCAGCGACTTGTAGATGCGGTCGGCCAGCGTGTCGGATGGTGGCGGGATTTTTGCCATGATGCGGTTCCTTGAAGGTAAAAGAATGGGGCTGTTGCCAGCCCCGGTCATGCCTTATTTCTTCGCCCATGGCGGAGCGGAGGCGGCGGCTGGCTGTTGGGATGGTGCTGGTGCGGCAAAGGCTGGCGCAGGCGCTACGCTGCCTTGCAGCGCCTTATAAGCCTTGACCTCGTTACCAGCTTCGTACTGACCATCGGCTGGCTTGATTGCGAGTTTGACCACCAGGTTACCGCCGACAAGCTGGTCGGTGTCGGCAAGTGTCGGCAGTCCGATGGCGCGCATGAGGTCGCCAAGTTGCTGGCGTCCGATTTCCTCGGCCTTCGGCGACCTGTTGCGGATGTTCAAGTTGCTGAACACCGTCCGGCCTGCATGGGTAGGACCGTTAACCTTGAGCTTGAGCTTGATGTACTGGCCTGTTCCGTCTTTCGTGGCATTGATATCAGCCGACTCGACCGTCACCTGATAATCACCAGCCGGCAGCGGCTCAAAAGAGCCGGTCTGGCCGACGGGAAGGTCAGCGGCGCTGATTGGGGTATCGAGAAAAGCCATGGTCTTACTCCTTCACTTCGATTGAGAACGACGGACGGCCCGCCGTTGTGGTGATGGCGGCAGCAAGCGCGCCAGTGACTTCGGGTGCGGCGGCCTTCCATTCCTTCAGGTTCAGGTCAGGCTTCCAGCGGAACAGCTTGTACAGATGGTCGGTCAGGCCATGCTCAATGGCGATGTCCTGCAAGAGGTCGCCGTCAACCTTGCGCGTCATGCGGCAGTTTACCTTGATAGACAGATTGTCCTCGTTGAACGTGGTCTGTCCTTCCTCTGCCTGATTCACGCGCAACAGACGCGCCATCTCATCCTCAATGGCCCGGCGAGCCGATACCGCGTCGGCTTCCTCTTTCTTGTAGCGCAGCCATTCCTGTGCAAGTTCGGTAAGCGCACTCATGCTTCACCTCCAATCTTGCGAATGATTGCGCCAAGGTCAGGCATTTCCCATGCGTCCAGCTTCCCGCTACGGTCCTTCGCCTGCCACAGTCCGTCACTTTGTGTCATCAATGCGCGCACCGGTTGGCCGGCTTCGTCCTTCTCAACTCGCAAGGCAAAGACTTCATCGAAGAAGTACGGCAACTGCTGCGCTGTCTTATTCCCAGGCATCGACGGGGCATACATAACCCGGCCCTGCTCATCGGTAGACTTCTCGCACTTCGCCGAGAAATAGACATGACGGCCCGGCAGGTCACGGAAGGCGCGGATGATATCGGTCATCTGTTCCTGCATGGCACCGTATGCCTGGCGCGGGTCTTTGGTCAGCTTCTTTTCTGCATTCAGCACCACCTCGGCAATCTCGCTGATACTGTCGAGCGCCACCGACTGAAACGGCTTTGCCTCGGCAGACTCCGCCAGCCACTGATACGCTTCCTGAAGGGTGGCCATGTCCTTCACTTCGAGGAAAGGAAGGTCAGCACCAGCAATCGACAACAGACCACCTTCAGCCGACAGAATAATCGGCGACGGCAGACTCGGGATGAGCGAAGTCTTACCCGCTCCGGCATGACCGTAGACAAGAAACTTCACCCCACTGGCGTGCAAGCCGCCAGTCTTTTTCAGACTAATCGCCATTGTCA